CGTCATTTGTTTAAGCTTCATAGGCGAATTGACAAGTATTTCCTAACAAAGGATGAACTTTTCGCTAAGAGACAAGTGAATTATTGGCTAGTGGGATGTCATGGTTCTTTTCTGAATTCGTATACTGGAACGGCAACATACCTGGAACATGTCAATGTCCTGGACAGGAATAGTGTCCACAATACATATGATGATGTTTTAGAATACAATGCTGCTACCAAGGAAGGAGATTGTGGATCACTTTTTGTCATTTTAAATTCGAGGTGCCCTTCCAAAATTGCTGGTATTCATACCGCTGGATTGGAACCCTCCACAGGGTACGCTACGATGGTCTATCGAGAAATGTTCGAAAAGGTGTTAGAAATGAAGGATACTGTCAAGGAACAAATGCCCGATGATTTGTTCTGGTCTGAGAAGATGGAACCTTGTTTTGAACCTCTCCAACTCGTTGACTTGGGAGTTCGTGTCCACGAGCGTTCTGAACTTGTTGTTTCTGACCTCTCTGGCTGTTGGCCCTGTGAACAGATGGCTCCTGGCGTTCTTACCAATGAAGCCTATGAAAAAGCTAGAAAGCGTTATGCTCGCCCTACCGTGCTTTTGCCCGTGAATGATTTGATAGTTATAGTGAGGACTCTCTTTGAACACTATGAAACTGTTAGTTTGTTTACCGTTGAGAGGCGAGTGTTGACATTCGAAGAGGCTGTTGGAGGCATTGCGGAAGAAGAGGATTACGGACCTATTTCCAGGAAGACTAGTTGTGGGTATCCTATATGTGTCTCTTCAAATCATTTTGAGAGAACTAAGGAAGCCTATTTTGGAAAAGATGGCCCTATTATTTTCACTCCGCTGGCCAGAAAACTTCAGGAAAAAGTTGTTGAGCAATTGGAAAGAGCCAAACAGGGTTACCGGATAGATTGCGTGTATACAGACAATATGAAAGATGAAAGAGTCACAGTGGCTAAAGCGCTGATGGCTAAAACACGACTATTTTCGGGAGTACCCCTTGCCTACTTAATTATGATTCGAATGTATTTCGGGCAGTTTATGCTTTGGATAACTAAGAACCGTGTCATGAATGGGTCAGCCATCGGTGTCAATCCATATGAGGAAGACTGGAATGTTTTGTTTCGAGAGGTTGTTGGTTCAAATGATCTTGATGATCCTTGCTATTTTGCAGGTGACTTTAAAGGTTTCGACCAATCGGGCAAGCCCACTATATACCTAATGATTGTTGACCATATAAATGGCTGGTATGCTGATTGCGAA